GCCAACTTCGTCGACAGCGTGTCGCTCAAGCGCGAGAACGGCGGCCGCGCCATCATCCGGTTCAAGACCTACGAGATGGGCCGCGACGCGTTTCAGGGCGAGTCGTGCGATGAAGTGTGGCTCGATGAGGACGTGAAGGGCGAACAGAACGACTCGATCTATGGCGAGTGTCAAGCGCGGCTGACCACGACGAACGGCATCATCATCGTCACCATGACGCCAGTGTTGGGCCTCACCCCCATCCGCCGGCGGTTCAAGCAGCGCCTCCCCGGGACGGCCGAAGTGCTGATGACTCTCGACGACGCGCTGGTGACGAACGGCGGCCACATCCCAGACGAGGCGGTGCCGGGGTTGCTCGCGAAGTACAGGGCATCCGAACGACAGACGCGGCTCTATGGCGCCGACATGCAGGGCGAGGGCGCGGTGTTCGAGACCCCGCTGGAAGCGATCAAGTATAACCAGGACCCGGCGACATTCCCGCCCTACTGGCGATGGCTGTGGGCACTCGACTTCCGCCACTCCGGCTCGGCCTCTACAGGCCATCCGTTCGCGGCCGTGCTGCTGTGTCGCGATCTCGACAATGATGTGATCCGCGTGGTGGATGGTTTCCGCATGCACGGGCTCGCGCCCCTTCACGTCGCGCGCATCAAGCAACATCCGATGTGGGACGCGCCAGTGGCTTGGCCGCATGATGGCGGTAGAGGTGCGAGCCTGATATCGGGCGAGACCGTGGCACAAGTCTACAAGGGCCTCGGGCTCAACATGCGCCCGACGCACGCGACGTTCCACAACGGCGGCTATGACTTCGAGGCCGGGCTGACGGACATGGAACACCGCCTCGCCACCCGGCGGCTGCTGATCGCCTCGCACCTGACCGAGGTGTTCGACGAATACCAGGGCTATCACCGCGTCAACGGCCTGGTGAACAAGATCGACGACGACCTGCTGTCGGCGACCCGCATCGGCTGCATGGATATCCGCTACGGCAAGGCGGTGGCCGAGTTTGCGCGCTTTCAAGCCGTCCGCCACGCCAGCGGCGGCGGCCTGGCGGCCGGTGTCGATTTCGACTTGTTCGCCTAAAACTCGGTGCGTTGTGGCTGTGATGGCCGCCACCGCATTCTCCCGCCCACGCCCCGTGATGGGGCGGTTTCCTCCCTTGTGACTGGTCGGGGCGGCCGTGCAGCCCAACCCCGACCACTTTTGGAGCGGGCGAATGGCTCTCGGCGGCTACGATCAGGGCAAGGGTTTCGACACCATGTTCGGCGGCGCTGCCGGGGATTTGCTTGGCCAGCAGGTGCAGGACGAAACCGAGGAGATGAAGCGCCGGCGGCAGTTGCTGGCACAGATGCAGGAGGCCGTCAGCCCGCTGGGTGCGTCGTCCATGCTGGGGCTACGGAAGGCGATGGGGTCTGTCCTAGGTGGAGGGCCTGGTGCACAACGCCGCTATTGATTTTCTCTGGAAGGTGCACGCCGACGAGCTGCGCGAGATGTGGCCGGCGAGAGTGCTCCATGCAACCCGATACGAGCCAATCGGGATGGTGGTGCTGTCGATGCTGGCGCACTCGTTCGACGAGGCTATGCCTGCATTGCTGGGGTGTGTGTTTCCCGGCTTCCGCTCTATCACCACGCCGTTCATCTGCTCGCACGCGAAGATCGACAAGTGCGGGCGGGTCATTGCGGATGTCGTCTGGGGTGACTGGGAGCCGCCGACAAAGAACGAGGTGATTTTTCGCGACCTGGCGCACCTGCAGAAAACCTTCCGCATCATCGCCGACAAGCTCAAGCTCCCAGACACCGAGCGCGTGCAGCTATTCGATTGCGCCAAGAAATGGGTCACCGCCGACATGCGGCTCGACCCCGAGATGGACCCGGCCGACCCCGACGCCAGACGTCTGACGGTGAACTGATGGCCAGTGCCGTAAGCACCATCGCCCGCGCCGGGATTTACGCCGCCACAAACTTCAACACCGGCCTGCCGCGCACCCCGAACGATGCCGAGCGCGAGATCGTGCGCGACATCATGCAGGAGTTTTCACAGTACACGAACTGGAGATCGACCTTCGCCCAGCAGTGGGAGGAGTCGGCCGAGCTCATTCTCCCAACGAGTAGAAACACTTTCTTCTACCAAAACTTTAACTGGCCGGGCCAAAAGAAGACGCAACAACAAGTAGACGCCTCGGGGATGCTGGCGTTGCATCGGTTCGCCGCGATCTGCGATAGCTTGCTGACGCCGCGCAACATGATCTGGCACACGCTCTCTGCCAACGACGACTACGTGATGAAGGACCGCGCCACGCGCCTGTGGTTCGAGCAGGTTACCAAAATCCTGTTCAAGTACAGGTACGCCCCGATCGCCAACTTCTCCGCGCAGAACAACAGCAACTTTCAGAGCCTCGGCGCCTTCGGCAACGCCACGATGTTCGTGGACGCCTTCGACGGCCGCGACTACGGCGGCCAGGTGGGGTTGCGATACAAGGCGGTGCCGCTTGGGGAAACGTTCTATGGCGAGAACCACCAGGGTCGCGTTGACCGGATCATTCGCTGGTTCAGAATGACTGCCTACCAGGCGGTTCAGCGCTGGGGCATGCCGGCCCTGCCGGCCGGGCTGCGGTCGGCCTACGAGCAGCACAGCCAGTGGCTGTTCAACTTCCTGCATTGCGTGCGCCCGCGCCGCGATTACGACGGCAAGCGGCTCGATGCCCGCTCGCTGCCGTTCGAGTCCCATTATGTTTCGATCGAGGGCCAGTGCCTTATGCAGTTGGGCGGCGGCTACCGCAGCTTCCCCTACTCCGTCAGCCGCTACGATCAGACACCGCTTGAGGTGTACGGCCGCGGCCCAGCCCAGATGGTGCTGCCGGCGCTCAAGACCCTCAACGCGCAAAAGCGCACGTTCCTGAAACAGGGCCACCGCGCGTCCGACCCGGTGCTGCTCGTCTCCGATGACGGCATTATCGGCATGGACCTGCGACCCGGTGCCGTCAACAAGGGCGGTGTGAGCGCGGAGGGCAGGCCGATGGTGCACGTCCTTCCGACCGGCAACATCCAGGTCAACGAAATGATGATGGACATGGAGCGCGCCATCATCAACGACGTGTTCCTGGTCACGCTGTTCCAAATTCTGACCGAGACCCCGGAGATGACGGCCACCGAAGTGATCGAGCGCACCAACGAGAAGGGTATCCTGCTCGCCCCCACGATCGGCCGCCAGCAATCGGAGTATCTCGGGCCCATGATCGACCGCGAGCTCGATATCCTCTCCACCCTCACCAACAACGGCGTGCCGATCTTGCCGGAAATGCCGCCGCGGCTGCGCGAGGCCGGTGGATCGTATGAGGTGGAGTACACCTCGCCGCTGGCCAGGGCGCAGAAGGCGCAAGAGGTGTCCGGTTTCTTCCGTTGGACGGAGCAACTGAGCAACTTGGCGCAGCAGACTGGGGACCCAAGCGTCATGGATCGCGTCGATTACGATACGGCCTCACCCGCCATCGCCGAAACCCTCGGCGTTCCTGAGAGTTGGGTGGCTGATGACAGGGCCGTTGTCGCTAAGCGCAAGAACCGCGCCGACATGCAGGCCCGGCAGGAGCAGATACAGGCCGCGCCCGCCCAGGCCGGAATCATGAAGGCCCAGGCCGCGCAGGTGAAGGCCGGCATGGTGTCGCCGCAAGGCGGTCAGCAGCCGGGAGGGCAGCCGGGACAGCAACCGCAGGGAGCGCCAGGAGTGTCGGGATGACCAACATCAACCCCAAATTCCACCGTGTCGAGCGTGTCAGCAAAAGCATCGAGCTCGGAGCCAAGCCGAAGATCATCGGCAAGCCCGAGCCCAATCGCCGTATCAAGGTCAGCCGCAAGTTGAGCGGCGCATTCATCATGGAAATCGATGGCTGTGAACCGATGACGCTGTTGCCCGAGCAGGCGTTCAAGCTCGCCGCTGGGATTTTCAAGGGTCTCGGGATCGAGATGGAATATGGGTTCGACGGTAGGCAATGAGACGAACGGAAGTCATCGAGCAGCTTCGGCAACTCAAGGCCGCCTATCAGGTTGCACTCAGCAACGAGCATGGCGGTTTGGTGAGGCGCGACCTTGCGAGGTTCTGCAGGGCAGACGCCAGTTGCTTTGATGCCGACCCGCGCGTGCACGCCGCATTCGAGGGGCGCCGCGAGGTGTGGTTGCGCATCAACGACTTCCTAACGCTCTCGCCTGAGGAGTTGGCGAACTTCGTGCCCCGCGCACCTGAGGAACAACATGCTTCCGTCGATGCAGAGAATTCTGAGCTTCGTCAAACCGTCGCGCCCAGAGCAGGAGACCGCGCCCATGACTGATACGACCGTCATTTCCCCACCAGCGGCCGTCACCCCACCGGCGGGCGACATCACCAACGTGGCCGCCGCGGCTGCCGCGCCGTGGCACACGACTCTCGACAACGAGATCAAGTCCTATGCGCACAAGAAGGGCTACGATCTCTCCGACCCGATGAAGGCGTTCATGGCGTCCGCCAAGGGGCACATGGAGGCCGAGAAGTACCTCGGTGTCCCGCCGCATCAGCTCTTGAGGCTGCCGGCTGATGTGAACGACGAGGCCGGCTGGAAGGCCGTCTATCAGCGGTTCGGGGCACCCGTCGACGAGAAGGGCTATGACTTCTCGAACGTGAAGTTCTCCGACGGAAGCGACCTCGATCAGGGCTTCGCGGAGTTCATGCGCAAAAAAGCCTTCGAGCTGCACCTGCCGACCACCAGCGCGGCCGCACTCTCTCAGGCGTTCGTGGGCTTCATGGAGGACGCCGACAAGCGCGAGGTCGAGACCGCCGGCGGCAAGCTCGCCGAGGAAAAGGCGCAACTGCAGAAAGACTGGGGCAACAACTACGAGTACAACCGGCAAACCGCCGTGCAGGGCGCGCAAAAGCTGAAGGTGACCGCCGAGGATGTCGCCGCGCTTGAGAAGGTCGTCGGCTATTCGCGGGTCATGGAGATGTTCCGCAAGGTCGGGGCCGGCACCACCGAAGACGCCTATATCCCCGGCAAGCAAGGAGGTGAGTTCATGACCACCGCACAGACGGCACAGGCCCGGCTCAACGAGCTCGTGGCCAATCCACAATGGTCCGCACGCCTGGTCCAGAACGAACCGGAGGCCCGGCGCGAATTCGATCAGCTCACCAAGCTGATCAGCGATTACAAAGAGGAGGCCGCATGATGGAGCAGCAGACTGAAACCATGCCGGGGGATGAAGCCGAGGCCAGGCGCCAGGCGATGCGCGAACGCATGGCCAAGGTGCGCGCGGCCCGCACCGCCAAGCTCGCGGCCAGGAAGGCGCAGGGCCTGCCGCCGCTCGTCGAGGCACCCGCGCGGCGCAAGAAGCGCAAGAAAATCGCAAAGACGCGACTCGATGCGAAGCCCGCCAAGGCAAACGGCCCACCCGCCGCCGACAACTGGCTTGATGGCATTCACCACATGCCAGACGGCTGCCCGATCGCATGCCGCGGCGGCGTGTGCGTCATCACCGGCGAGAACGTCTGCGCTCACCCCGACACCAACCTGCAGGCCAAGTATCTCGGCGGCGGGTTCATGGAAGTGGTGGATCGGTTCAATGCCGCCCGCCTCGAATTGCGGCGCCTCGACGCCGAGCGGTCATTGAAGAAGTAGCATGGCAAAGTTTCGCAAAAAGCCGGTTGTGATCGAGGCGTGGCAATACCGGCCTGCCCGAAATCACCTGCCGAGCTGGCTTCGTGATGCGCTTTATGACGGGTCGGTTTGGGAACAGGGCGGTGAGACCCCATACATGACCATCAAGACGCTTGAAGGCGAGATGCGCGCCAGTTCTGGCGACTGGATCATCAAAGGCGTCAAAAACGAAATCTATCCTTGCAAGCCGGACATCTTTGAGGCGACTTACGAATCAGCGGAGTGACGCATGGCCAGCGTTGCTTCGTTGAAGCAAACGCCGCGCCAGGACGGCAAGCGCTCGAAGGAGTCGGTCAACTATTCCAAGGGCACGCCGGCTGCGCACTGCGGCATTTGCAAGCACTTTCAGCCCCCGAACGCCTGCGAGAAGGTCGAGGGGCACATCGTCCCGTCGTATTGGTGCCGGCTTTTCGAGAAGTCGCGGCTAATTTCCGGTGCGTTGAGCCGCCACCGATGACGCGCCAATATCCCCGCCGCAAGTAAGTCCTGCGTACGGTCCCCGTGACGCTTATGGCGTCGTTAGCGGACAAGGCCGATGGGATGACGAAGGCCCCCGAGAGGACAAGGTCACTGGCAATGTAGCGACACCCGCCGCGCGGAC